AAGTGGTCACAGTTGCTAGTTGAAGCTTATCAGTGTCCCCTGTAAACGCCGTTGTATTAGAAACTAGACGTGCCTCTTGCTCAGTAGCAGTATCTGATGTCTGAGTGACTTCTAAGCCATTTCCTGCATCTGCAGTAGGATCCCATTTAATTATTGTGTCAGGAGCACGGGTTTGTTGGAATAATTGGACCTCAACAAAGTTAGTCGTATTATCAGCTAGTGTAATTTCCAGGACATCGTCTGTGGTGATACGTAGATGGATGTCTTTAAAATCTGGTCGCTCTGTATTAAAGAGCACTGAATCAGTAGTGGTATTAACACGCACATCTAACCCACCAGCATTTTCAATAAGCCAGTTAGCTATTACGTAATTGTCTGGAGTAATGAAAGACGCACTATAGGCTTGAAACTCAGCCTCGATAAACTTTTGCATCGAATCATACTGGGGCAGGTCCCAGCGTTGGTCTGCCACGAAGCGTTGTTTACGTTGGATGACGCACCCCCATGTTCGCTAGATTTTTATTTCTAGCTGCAATTGCTTCAACATGGGTCTTAAAAAGACCGAAATAGTGACGTTTCCCATCTACTTTCGCGTATGCCATAAATCTATTACAGTCTCTTCTCTTATAAACTCCTGTAGTCCCTAGCTTATTGTGGGATCTCGATTTAGCATTTAATGAATTTTGGGAGTAAGTGGCTGGTCTTAGATTTGACAACCTATTATCGAGTGAATTTCTATTTATGTGATCAATTATTCTATGCCCAGGAGCAAGGAGACGGTGCATATAAAGATTTTTATTAGTAGCATAGAAATCAGTTCCACATTTACGAACACACCATCTATATTGACTAACAATGTCCTTACTTGATGCGTCACAAAGAACAGTCAGAATGTCTCCATTCTTTCTTTTGATAAACATCTTTAAAACATCACCCTCTATGATGAAATCATTCTTCATTTACTTCCTTCAATCTTAATAACTCAGCACTCTGGCTCAATAACAATGAATCGGATTATGATGCCAGCAGCTACAATAGACTGAATAATCTGTTGTGCCAATATTCTAGCCGCTGTTACTCCGACCAAATAAATCGAAAAATCACTCCCATTTACATTCGGAGCTATATAGGGAGTTTGAATTACATTCACTGGCTCACCTATCGCATGATCAAATCCAAATGTAAAAACAGGATCCAATAACAAAGTCGTATTATTAGGTCTTCCAAAGTATTTTACTAGGCTTTCTTCAGTATTTCTTCCTGAATTAAACACTAAAAATCCCGTCTGATCTGGAATATTTGACGCATCGGTCATAGTAAGTGTTGGAACAATAGAACCTGCTGTGATGGCCTGTCCCAATACGCCGCGTTGCAATGTCATTGTGAATGCCGATGTGGTATCTGGGAAAAAGGATCCTGGATATTCTCTTCTAATCATGTTGAAAGTCTCAGTAGTAGTGAAAACAGACAAATCAGCTGAAGCAAAAAACTGTAGGGTTACACTAGTATTACCAGCCGTATTTGAGGCTATAATCTCATCAAATTGCTCTTGTCCAAATGATCCATTAGCCAATTCATCTATAACTAGGTTTTTATCTGCATTAGTTAAATCTATGACTATTTCTTTAAAAATATTGTCTACCGAAACTATCGTCCCATTATAGGCATGAAAATGATGAGACCCCTCTAAATCTCTTCTTAATCCCGGCACCGAACTTGGGATCTGAATAACAATCTCATTCCCGTTTATTTCATTAACTTTTACAATTGGATTTCCAACCCCAAAAAAGATATCTAAAACCTTTTTTATTGTTGGAACAACTTGCTTTGGAAAGAAACTAAGAGTGGGGATAAGTTCTCTGTACTGCTCATCAAGCAAATTAAATGTTGTAGGTCTAAATACACCTACGTTAGAACCCAAAGCATCTAAAAACTGATTCTGTGCTAATTTTGTAAAGATTTGTTCTTTTGCATCTGCTATGGCTTGGGATATCTTGTCATCTTCCTCGGCCCATGTGAATAAAAGCCCCCTAGTATTCACATTTACCGTTGGACGATAAAGAGAAGGGATGAAGCGCTGTAATTTCTCTAATTTAGCCAACTATAATATCCTCATCGCTAATCCTGGCTAATTCGTTATCTGCTATTGCCACATTCGCAGCTGGCTCTATGGTATCCACATCAAACACTCCATCAACTTCCTTAACATCACAGGTGATATCGGATCTGATTACATCATCCCCTACGCCAAGTGTATTTATATAAGATGAGACAGCGGTTTTAATATCGTTTGATATTGAAATAAGAGTGATACCACTATTAGCGGTTACATTTAATTCTACCCTTTGGGGCTTTTTCACAGGTTCAATCACTTCAATCTGAACCCCTGCTGCTCTAATTCCTGGGAATTCTTCTTGGTTGTCTTCTCTACCATCAACTGTAAATTGAGCTAATTGAGCTAGATTTGTAAAATATTTGTACCCATCTACCCCAAATTCAGTAAGTACTGGGAACCCTAGAACCGCATTTGCGGTTCCACCTGATACTTGTACAGATGCTGTTTCTCCAGAAAGTTTAGACGTAATTTGAACATTCGTTCCGCCGCTTGATGTGGCTATATCTGCATCAATAGAGAGTAGTGTAAAGCTGGTATTATTAAAGAAATTCACTACATCTTCTGCTGTAACTGGTAAAATTTCATATGTGTCTAAAGCCGCCGGGGTGCCACTAAATGCTACTCCTACTACAACCCTACCGGTTCCGGGTGTGTAAGCAGTTATAATTTTTCTTTCGCCAATCTGAGCACCACTTGTAATCTCTATCTCATATCCAATTAGATCACTAGCTAATGGGAATGTAGCGCTAAGTGATGTATCTTCTACTTCTACCGCGCTAATCCCAGCTGTGAGCGTTCCTAAATGTGAAAGTGGTACAGTAAAGTTGTTCGCGAAATTTTCATCGATAATAACAATGATACTTGTACTAATTGCGAATGTGTACGGCTCAGCACTACCAGATTCAAGGGATGGGAAATGAGATATTAAAGAAGTGACTTCTCCTTCTGGGAATTGCAAAATTGCATTAGCCGTACTTGTAGTTACATTTAAAGTTCCACCGTTATACTTGTTGCTAGTTATTTGTACTTTTAACCCACTATCAACTGTTTCTATCTTTACCCCATCTAGGTTTGCCTGAAGCGCTGTAACAACTTCACTAGGTAATGCGGATCCCGGTGTAAAGAAATCCCCCACTAGGAACGTATAAGATTGAGCTACACCATCAATTACGATGTCAAATACTTCACCACCGAATAACCCGTAGTTTCCATTGGCTGCTGTTACTACAAAAGCTCTGGTTTTAGAAGAACCAAGTGTTACAACATCGTCTGCCTGTAGTGGAGATACCAACTCAATTTGTCCTAAGAATCTATTTAGTGAGTAATCTTTATCTTCTCCGATAACTTCTACTTCACTAAATCCAAACTTATCATTCGCATTGTTTATCTTAATTGTATTTTCAATTGGAGCTGTAATAGCAGCAGCATTGTTTCTCTGAATTCTTATAAAAAAAGCAGGGCCAAGACCACCCACTGTAGTTTTTTCCCAATCTGGTAGAGGTCCAAATACAATATGACCATTCTGTGTAAAACCAAGTGTTCTATCTAAAACACCCATTGGCGTGAATATAGTTCCATTAAAATATTCAAAGGTTGGGCTAATATCTGCAGATGCCACTGTATCTAGATCTACAAAAATTGTTTCAAATGGATACTGAAGATGCCCTAAATGTACAAAATCTAAATCTGCCCCAAATATCGTCACATCTGATGCCGCTGATTTAAATTCCGCAGTCCTATCCGTGTCTACCCCGGCTTCTTCATTCAGAACGGCATCAAAAGTATGAGCTGTTCTTAGTTTTGAATTAGAACTTCTTTTAGTATTTGAAAATAAAGAAAATTTTGTGTCATTAGAAGAAGGAGAACAACTTAAACCAGGTATTTGAGCATCGATTAAATCACAAACAGCCTCAGCTACAACTAGTGATGCATCAACAAAATCTGATGGTTCAAACCAGACTGTAAGTGGGCTTGGCTTCCCGTCAACTACTACAGTAAGGTTATTTGTTCCATCACTCAAATCATAAGTGACTGTATTTCCAGATTCTATACTCGCTGTTTTTCCATCTTTAGAAAGAAGAGTTATCCCAAAATCTCTTTCTCTGTATAATTTTGTAGTGAATTTACTATCAGTGGGAAACAATAGAATTAAATTCGCAGTCCCCCCAGTAACTTCTATTTCTTCATCTATATTAGCTCTTGCAAATATTCTTACCTTTGTACCCCCCGAAGAAACTCTCGACTCAAATAATTCTGCGGTTAAATTAATTTTTGTAAGTACTTCCTGAGCAGTCGCTGCCCCAGGGGCTGAGAAATCTGTAGAATCAAAAAGAATGGTTTCTACTTGACCTCCTACAGATACAAATAATGTTTCCCCTCCAACTAAATTATAAGGCTCATCTACCTCTGTTTCCGCAAATGCCTTTAGAACGGGTACATTTAATATATCTAAAAATTTCTCTCCTCCTGTGGCCAATGCGACAACGGTTTCAAATCCAATATTAGCAAATGTTGGAATAAACCCGGTACCATCATCAATGAATAATTTAACGACTTCTGATGGAGTAGTGGGCTCAATTAAAGATGAGGAAACAACACGTTTATTATCAGTTTCAGAAATAACATTCAACACACCCGTACTAACTGCTGTGGGAGTCCCACGCGATAAGGACTGAATAGTCTCCTTTATTCTATCTCTAAGCTCTTGATCAGTTTCTTCGTCGCGGCCATTAGTAACACGATTTGGGTTAGTGACAGTGGCAGTAGAGAAAGGAAGAGAATCGAATTCAATAATAGATCCGATTGGGACATTAGAAGCTGCTCCTGCCGCCGAAGCTGATACAGACACATTCTCTACAATCTCTTCACCATCTAAAATAGTCGCAACTGCATCTAAAGTAAATTCTATCTGTGGATTGATGTCCGACGCAGGGACTAAAACAACTGTACCAGCAACTATTACACGATCACCGATTTGAGATAGGATAATCGTTTCATCAGTGCCATGATCATTAGCAAAAGCGCCTGATAAATTAAAGGTAACAAAGTTAACATTGTTAGTAATGGAAGTATAAGCAACAGTTTCAACATTTGGAGTACCCCTCCCTACAATTATAGAACCCGTTGTTGGGAAACCTGTAGAGTTATCCCCATTAATAGAACTAGTCCCAGCAGCTGATCCTGGTTCACCAGAAAATACATTCGTTGAAACTTTTTGTAGTGCTGTATCTCCAAGTGTGACTATTGAAGTTGCAACTGCTGCGTCTAATCTCTCTAACCCAAATTCAAAAGCCCTGTTATCTAGATCCTCACCCGTAGTAGTATCTAGTGAAAAACCACGGATAATTTCCAGCATCTGAAAATATTGTTCATCATCCTCCTGAGCAGCTGCCTCAAGCATCGTGGTCCATACAGAACCAAAATTCACATCTGTGAGTGGAGTGACTGCTAAAATATTAGCAACATTCTCACCTTGTATTTCCTCGAAAACTCTTGGAACAAATATTGCCATTCTATAACTCCAAAACTAACGGTAGTGGGATCGGCTGATCCACATTCTTTATTTTCACTACCATATTGATATTAATTGTTCCGCCTTCTTGTAGCAATTCAATAAACGGTATTGACTCAATTCGTAAATCAGAATTAAAAGATGACACAATATCACTTCGCAGCGTGTCTAACATATTGCCAGTCCCCTTCTCTCCAATCTGCAAATTAGTTCCGATCTGCTGGTGTCTTTTAAGGCTTCCTTTTTTCAAGAAATAACCTAATTAAAACAGCTTGAGACATATTCGTTACCCCGGCAATTAAATCCAAATCTTTAGTATTTGAAATTGCCAAATCATTATCATCATTAAGCCTTATGTCTACCCCAAGATTTTTTTCTGTCTCT